CACAACAAATAAGTATGGTCAAAAGCTTGGCGGCACAAACAAACAATAATACAAACACAACTACATGGAACGATTCAGTTGGAGGGGCGTATATTTCAAAAGCAAAACTTAACTAATGGCATACCCGTATTGGAATAGATATAGTCAATTTATAATTAATGGTGAACAAACTGTTGTGCCTTATGTTCAATTGCCTTCAAAACCGACAGATAAAACTTACATTTATAAAGTAGGTAGGAGTAGATTAGACAGAGTATCACAAGAGTATTATAACTCCCCAACTTTTGGTTGGTTGATACTTCAAGCTAACCCACAGTTTGTGGGTATGGAAAATAATATTTTCGATGGTGCTATTCTAATTGTCCCCTTCCCATTATTACCCTCCTTACAGGATTATAAGGCGGCAATAGAAAACCATTTCTTTTATTATGGCAGGTAACGTACAGGCGGATAATAGTGGAAACATATATGTTGAGTTTGATTATAACAACATCATAGTAGTTGACCCAAACAAAACAATCGATTCTTTAGGTAAGATTCGAGAGAGGTTGGTTGACCACGAGAACCTTGTTATGTTTGCAAACTTGGAAGCCGAGTTGTTACCAAGGACAAAGTTAGCAATTGGCGCTTCACCCGAGGACAGAATTAGAATTGTTTCAATTGCCAAGATGGATTTTTTGAAACCCACTAAGGATTCATATTTGGGAACAGGATATTACGATGAGTTAACAGGGGATAACACAACCAAGTTTAAGGGTGTTAATCAAATAATGACTGAAACTGTTGTTCCTAAAGATGGTACCAAACCTTATGTGGTAGAAAAACCTTCTGACCTTTCAAGTGTTTTGGATAATGGATTACTTGGTATCACAAACATTAGTGTAGACACAAATTTATCATTTATACCCTCTGTTAGAATTTCTTTAGAAGATGTTCAAGGAAGAGCTTTATTCCAATTGGGTAACAACTCTCCGTACGCTGCCTTTTTCAACTTACCATATCCACCATTTTATTTGACTTTGAAAGGATACTATGGACAAGCAATCAGATACCAACTCAATTTAGAAAAATTCAATGCGAGATTCAACACATTCAGTGGTAACTATCAAATTGATTTAGATTTCAAAGGTTACAAATTCAATATTTTGAATGAAGTTGCTATGGGTCACTTGATTGCAACACCACACATGTATAGTCAACAGTTTAATGTTGCCACACAACCAATAGGTCCACAACAAAGTAATCGTGAGCAAGAAGCCAACTCAAGAACCCAAAGTGCCGTTTCGAATGCAAATGACGGAAGACAATCAGAAGGAACAGTTCAAGTTACATCAGAAAGAGGTTACCAAAAAATAAGAGAGGTTTATAGTGAATACAAAGCAAAGGCTTTGATACCTCCTGATTTTCCCGAATACACATTGGTTCAGTTTATTAACAAACTTGACCTATTCGAACAAAACGTTGCTAACAAATTTGCTAAAGCAGATGTGGAACCATTGACTAACATCAGAAACTATAAACAAGTTTTAACTAATTACTTCGGTACTTCGGGAAATGTTGGTGTGAGAGCGGGAGAAAGCTCATGGTTTAGTAAATATTTGAACCCAGCACCAATAGTCCTTAATAATGGTCAAAGGACTTATCTATATAAGGAATTGAATTTAGAAACGAAGTTGGATGCCACCAAACAACTTGAAAGCATTATTAAACAATATAATCAACAACTATCAAGCAATCCTACTTTGGGTCCTGGCGGTCCTGCACCAATACCAAACCCAATTAATATTAACACAATAAAAATTGACCCACCTGATACGAGTGCCGTAAATTGGACTGCTACCACAATCGCACAAACTGGAATTTATAAACCAACGGAACAGGATGTTAATAGAGTAAAGGGTGATTTTGAAAGATTTACCAAACCAATTTACAAGACAGAAATTCAAAATGGTAAGGAAGTAGTTGTTGATATCAGAGCACCATTCTTTGTATTTGAAGGTGATGGTAGATTCGACAAACAAATTCAATTATTGGAGGCACAAGCCAATAAGAAACTATCTCAATTCGAAGAACAAATAACTAAAAAGTTATTAGAAAAAATAGAAAGCGGAACCGAAGGTATTGGTTTCAAACCAACAGTAAGAAATATTATGGCGGTGCTCATGGCATCAGCAGAAGCTTTTATTAGACTATTAGACGACGTACACGGAAATGCGTGGAACGTAAAGTACGACCCTGTAAGAAAGAAGGCAATCTTAAATAATCCCTCGTCGGCTCCTGGTTCAGACACAGTTGATGATTTGAAACTAACACAAACTGCAATTGAACAAAGTACGGGTTTGAAATATGCTGAGATACCAGTCTATCCTTGGCCTCAATTTTTTATTGAAACGCCTGAGGATAAGAAAGGTAGGTTCCAATTGAAATATCCTGCAGACCCATCCGTGGTTGAATTGACTGGAGCGTGGGATTACTCTAAATGGCCTGAAGTAGAATTTGTTGAAGAATACATGAGAGGTATCACACAAAAATTCAATCCACCTCGAACACCCGAACCATTAGATAATCAACAAGATACAAACATAATCAACATCAACGCAATTGAATTTCCTTCTCAAGGAATTGCGTATGTTAACAAGGAAGAAATTAAATTTTTCTATGAAATTTGGGAAAGACAATTTCTTACTTCAAGGTATTCAAATTTTGTTAGGGCGAATTCTAATCAAGTTGATGAAATTATTAAGTTAAATACTGAAGCTGAGGCAAGTAACATTGTAACTAGTTTAGGTCTGAACGCACCTTATATTACAATGAAGCTAAAAAATTATGGTCTTAACTCTACAAACTACAAATCGTTTTTGGAAAATATTTCAAACGGAGGTACAGGTAGAGCTTGGCAAGATTTCATTAGAGATTTTTATGTAACACCATATATTAAAAATCTTACAGAAAATTCATTTAGTATTTTGAACTTGGATGAGTTTGGTAAAATACCCCAACTATTTACCAAGTCTACCGCTCTACAGAAATTGATTACTAATTCAACAAATGAGCCTAATATAACGGACACAATCCCGTTTACAGATTCTTTATGGGTAACAGATAATATGGCTGATGGTAAAACAGCTCAGGGTACAAACGTATACAACACAAACAAAGTTTTAACCGTTTTTGAACCAAGAAAGATTATATCAAATTTTAATGACGTTTATAACTTTGATGAAAAAAGACCAGTAACAAATTTCTCATATAAAAATTCTACTAACAACCCATACCCTACCGTATCAGTGACTAATTTGAATCAGACAGGGTTATTTGCATTTTATACAGAGAGAATAAACTCAGGTAACTTTTTAGCCACAGAGGGAGTTTATCAACATTTTCCACCGTCTTTCCAACTTTTCGGTGTAAGTAATCCAATCCCTTTTGTAACAACAACCTCAATATTGAACACTCCATTTATGGTTAACGCCATACAAAACGGAGTACAAGATTATAGAAACAAAGCAAAATACCCTTATGTACAAGCGGCTTACTTATTTTTGAATTCTCTCCCGTTAGCATCACTAAAAGAAAAATACAAATCTTTCAATAACAATACTTCTTCAGATTTGGATTACATTGCATCTTGTCTTAAAAAGTTTGGTGCTATACACAAATTACCTTACGCTTGGATTTTGAAAATGGGTTCTGTGTATCACAGATATAAAGTCTATAAAGAAACAAACGTAGACATAATAGACACCGCTTGGAAAAATTTTGATTACGTGAAAAACTTTTCACCTATTCAAAATTCGACAACCCAAACATATAATGTTAAGGTCGGAGGACAAACTAAACCAATTACCCTACAATCTGAAACAAATACAAATATTAACATCCAAGTTGGTTTCTATCCAAAAGTCATCAATGACTTTTATACTTTTTTAACAGGTTACGAAGTTTATAAAGACTATACTGATGCTGAAATTCAAAATACCATCAATGGTGGAATGAAGATTTTCAATTTCTCTGAGTCGGACATACAAACAATTCAAACTACAAAATATCTTAGATTGTCTACATGGTCCGTATTGATACCGAGTGTAGTTAAAAACGGAGTCAAGTGTGACCCATTAGATAACACTTTGGCAACCGCCTATACGATTGTACCATCATTTGGTTCAACTGTGAACCAAGCTAGTTTAGAGTGTGTTGTTAACCAAAATACTCCAACCTCATTTACTAAAGTAAATTTAACAAATAACCCATCGATGTATAATGGGTCGGTGAGACTCTTTTGGGCGGCACCCAACTACGGGTACTTTGATAACCAAACACTTGTAAAACCATCACCCGAAAGTTATATGAACAAAATTGATAGTACAAAGAGTAATCAAACACCTTTCAAACTATCAATGACTGATGAATATTCTAAAATAGAAGAAATTTTTTCTGTATTTGAAAAAAGAGTTTTGGATTCATTCGAACAAGAATTTCTCAATTTCTCTAAACCAATAACAGATATAGATTTACCTGTTAGTACTGGTTTTGGTACATCTTCAGTTGCTTTGAATGCGGATTTCAAAAACTTTCAATCCCTTTTCAAAAGTCTTTTGACTGTTGTTCCGAAACCATCAACAACCAATGACCAAGAATATTTTACAGGTATTATCAATTCTCAATATCAAAATGTCCAAAATACCTTGAGAGGATTTTTGGAATATGATATTCTTTTCAGATATGGTAATCCATCTAACTATAAGAGGAGAATTGTTGACTCGTATTTGTCTCATAACAGTGCTCCTGTAATAACTGACCCAATTAAATTCAAGCCATACGTTAAGGGGACATTACCAGGTAGAGGTGGGACAACTTCAGTATCACAATCGAAAGTTCAAAATCCAGCGGCTTGGTTCGCTTTGGAAACGGAAGTCGGGTTTTCTACAATTCCAAACGTAGCCTACTCATCAAATGGTTCATATATAACTGATTTCTTTATAGACAACGACATCGAATTCACAGTAGATAACGTTGTGCTCTTGAGTCAGTTAATTAAGATGTATGCAACTTACAAATTGAAACTGCCAAGTACAGCTGTAACTCAATTTAAAAATCAAATTCAGTATTTGATTAACGCAGAAGACCTTTTACAGGGAAATTTTTTAAATGACCTTTTAGCCAGACTTAATAAAGACTTACCAAGTCAATATCAAGTTCCACAAGGTACCGTCAATAGTGTTATTACAGGTGAACAGAGTAAAATAGAAAACTGGGAAATATTCAAAGCACTCAATGATAAATGGATTGCTGGTGGAGATTACAAATCAAAAACATTATTTGAAGACATAATGTTCTTAGATAGGGCATCAAGAAATATTGGTCAGACTGTTCTGATAGACATATTCGATTTGAAGAGTATGTTGGGTAAAGATTCCTTGAACAACGCCATGAGCGTTTTTACACTCATGAGCGGAATTTTAATAAAGAACAACTTTACAGTTATGAACCTTCCTGCGTACGTAAACTTTTACAACGTACAGGATGTTGATGGAACAACAATACCAAAACCCGAAGGTACATTAGACTTTGCAAATAATCTATGGGGAACATTTTTGAATGTTGATTATAGAAATGCCACATCTAAAATGGTCTGTTTTTATGTTGGTAAACCATCACAATATTTGGATTTACCTAAGGGTAATTTCAGATTCAGAGACGATGGTTTTGAAATGAGAAGAGCGTCAGAAAATCCCCTGATAGAAAATCAAGACAACAAAAAAGACTGGTCTTTATCAAACAAGTGTGTGGGATTCAACGTGGATATTGGTATTAGAAACCAAAATATATTTTCATCATTCCAAGTGGACCAAAGTGCTGGTGTTGCAACATCTGAATCGATTAATACCCAACTTAACATGGTGAATCAAGCCTCAGGAAGAAACGTTGCAACTCAGAACGTATCATTGTATAATTTATATAAAAACAGAAGTTACAAATGTACTGTAGTTTGTTTGGGTAATGCATTATTACAACCAAGTATGTATTTCAACTTGAGACATGTACCGATGTTTAATGGACCATACATGATTCAAAGTATTCAACACACTATTCAACCAGGTAACTTCCAAACATCATTTACAGGTATTAGACAAGGTATATACGACCTACCATCTATTGATTCATTCTTACAAAGTATGAATCAAAATCTTTTAACCAAGATTGAGGAAATTCTTCAAATCAAAAAAGACCAACCACCTCCAATCAAAATTACAGAAGAGCAGAAGGCAACTCAGACCGTACAAAAAGCAGACAATACCCTCGATACTCCGAATAGTTGTTCAACTAAGGTTGACTTAACAGCATATCAAGGATATTCAGTTCAAGCGGGTGTACCTATCAATATTACACCTAAAGCACTTGCGGACAAGTTATTAGCCGTGTTACCTGGTCAATCTAATCAATTATTAAGAACGTATATATACTGTTTATCTTATGTTACAAGTTTCGTTAAAAGTTCCAACTCAGGTGCAGGTAATTTTGTTTCTTACAACAATAACTTGGGATTACTTTCACTTGAAAATAATTTCCAACCTAGAGCAAACAAATATTTCAAAAAAGAGTTTTGTTGTGTTAACGTAAAGATTGGAACACAATCCCAATCGACACCTGTGGTTTCTTTCGCAACACTTGATGACTATATCAAATTTATGGTTGATAGTTTAAGTTCGAGAATTCCTCAAATTGAAAGATTAGGGTTAGACAAATTCTATGTTTGCCATTGGCCGAAAGATAATGTTTCTGAGTCTTACTTTGATACCAACATTGGTGAGTTTGCGACAGTCAGAAAGACTCTCGAAGAATCTATACAGTCCGCTGTTGACGTTAAACTTGTAACGGAATCTACCGCGGATGCTTTAGAAAAAACGAACAATAGTAATACAGGAAGTACACCTGGTGTAACACCAACACCAACACCTCTGAAACCTCTATCAGGACAAGTATGTCCTCCACCTTATATTAATTCATTTGCACCAGCAATAGGATTTACAGGAACTCAAATGATTATTAATGGTAGAAACTTAGATACTACAACTAAGGTATTCTTTAAAGAGGGTAACACACCATATGAAGTTGAACAAAGATATATCACAATTATTGATGCTCAAACATTGAGAATTGTGGTTCCTAAATTTGCTGAAGGAACGCAAGTCAAAACAACAAATCTTGTTGTACAAACAACTTACGGAACATTTACAACTGTTGGTACATTCAAATATGACCCAGCAGTCCCTGCAAGTGCGGCATCATCTCCAGGTTCATTTGTTAATGGAGCGTCAGGAACAGAGAACCAAAACATATCAAACACTAACCCTACAGTGCCAGCACTAATTACGTCAGACTTAACAACTGCAGCCAACGGAGGTACTGATTTACTGAAAGTAATTGTTGCCCCTAATGTTGGAGTTTGGACTATAAGTTCAACACAGACTTTAACTTACTCCTACAAAAAGATAACAAGAGGTCCGAACAATTCAGAAATAAAAACTGAACAAAAAACGGGCACACAGTCTTTGACTGGTTTTGTAACAAACAATGGTCAGACATTCCAATTTACAAAAGCAAGTGCTGATGTGTTATTCAATGGTTTAATTCCTGAGTCAGATAGAATAAATTCAGAAATCAATTGCCAAATTCAAGTAACAGCTGTACCTGCAGATAGAGTGACCAATCCGCAAAATCAAACATTACCATTTAACTTCAACGTTGTCTACCCTAAACAAGTAACAAACACACAAACTGAGCCAGGGTCACTTGTAATTGTAAGTCAAACAAGTAGTGGTGATTTACCAAACTATTCTGGTGATGATATCTACAATATCAAAAGACCTGCTGGGGGATATATAACTTTAAAATTCAGTTGTACAAATTTGATACAAAAAGGGGCGTTCGGCTTAGTTTCACTACCTGGTTTGGAATACCAAACAATTAGAATTACAAATAACGCGGGAACAAAATATACTAACCTAATTGAAACCGACGCGAGAGGAACATTCCAAGCTGAGGTGAAATATAAATCAAACGACCTTACTGTTACCTTCTCCAACTCGAGTACCCCCGTACCCGCGAATGCTGTGGCTACAAGTCCAATAATTACTTTATAGTATACCAGTATATTTATATAAAAAGAATTTTTATGAATTTAAAATCAACGTTAGACAATTATCTTGGAAAGTCTGTTAAATTTTCTGAAGAAGATTTAGGAGATGGAACCAAGCAAGTTTGTGATTTGGAAACAGGTGACTGTTATGTAGTGAGAGAAAGAGATGGTCTTATTGAAAGAGCAGGTCACATGCAAACAGCAAACAGAAAAGTAAGAGTTGAAACCGCGAGAGGTATAAAACAATTACTAAACGATTAATTACTATGGGATTAGATAAAAAAATTTTAAGTGAGATTGAACGTTATAGACAAATCAATCAATATATAACTGAACAAGCTGTACCACCGCCACCACCAGCAGACCCTGCATTGGGTGCGGTTCCACCACCGCCACCAGCGGGAGGAGCGGTACCTCCACCACCAGGAGGAGAAGCACCTGCGGAAGTAGCACCACCAACACCTATAGATGTTGAGAACGACCCTGACGTTGAAAAAATTGACGATGAGGGTAAATCAGAAGAAAAAGGTGGAGGAGAAAGTGGAACTGAAGAATTGGATGTTACACAACTAGTTGACTCTCAAAAAAATATTGAAACAAAACAAGAAGAATATTTCAATAATCTTTTTGGACAACTTAATAACTTGGAATCCAAGCTAAAAGAAATGGATTCACTTATGAATAAGTTGAACTCACTTGAGATGAAAATTGAGAGATACAGAGAAAAAACTCCACAAGAAAAACTTGAACTAAGAACATACGATTCATATCCATTCAATCAAAAGTTATCTGATTTTTTTGAAGATAAAAAAGATGAAATGGAAAAAACGGGAAAACATGATTATGTTTTAACTGCAGATGAAGTAACCGATATTAATGTAAACGACATTAAGAATTCTTTCCAACCAGGAAAGATGGACAGTTACGACAACGAATTCAAAAGATAAAAGAAAGGGACTGAAAGGTCCCTTTTTAATTTGACTTATAGGGGTATCCCAATTATAATTAATAAACAATTAAAACACTTTAAAATGAGTAATGTATTAGACGCCGTATTGGCACAGTATGAAAAAAATCAAATGGGCGGTGCCCAATCAAGAATGTCGCAAGACGAAAGAATGAAAAAGTATTTCGCTTTAATCCTTGGTGATAAAGAGAAATCAGGTCAGAGAAGAGTTAGAATTCTTCCTACCACCGATGGTTCCTCACCATTCAAAGAGGCTTGGTATCATGAAATCCAAGTAGGTGGTCAGTGGCAAAAGTTTTACGACCCAGGAAAGAACGACAATGAACGTTCACCACTTAACGAAGTTTACGAAGAATTGATGAGTACAGGTAAGGAGACCGATAAGGAACTCGCCAAGCAGTACAAGTCACGTAAGTTTTACATCGTAAAAGTTATTGACCGTGATAACGAGCAGGATGGTCCAAAGTTCTGGCGTTTCAAGCACAATTATAAGAATGAGGGAATATTGGATAAGATTATCCCAATTTGGAGAAACAAGGGAGATATCACAGATGCTGAAACAGGTCGTGATTTGATTATTGAACTTGCTAAATCAAAGACCCCAAAAGGAAAAGAATACACAACAGTATCTGCTATTATGTATGATGACCCAGCTACCGTGTCTCAAGATAAAGACCAAGCTAAAGAATGGGTTAACGACGAATTGAGTTGGACTGACGTTTACAGTAAGAAACCTGTAGAATATCTCGAAGCAATTGCAAGAGGTGAAACACCAAAGTGGGATAACGACAAAGGTGGATATGTTTACGGAGATTCAACTGTCTCAGAAGAATCATATGGTGGAAGCTCAAAGTCTTCATCTAAAAAGATGGTTGACCCACAAGCAGATGCTGATATTGATGGTGACTTACCATTCTAATTTTTTAACATGTTCCCGACATTCGTGTCGGGAACATATTTTATTTCGTCAATATGGCAATCAAGAAAAACGATTTTAGTAATTTAAAAAAGAAGTTTTCAACTTCTGCAAAATACAAACCCCAAAGATTTTTGGATTTGGGTCCTGACTTTTTGGATGCAGTTGGATTACCTGGCCCTGCAATTGGACATATTAATATGTTCTTGGGTCACTCAGACACTGGTAAAACTTCAGCGGCTATAAAAGCGGCGGTCGATGCTCAGAAAAAAGAAATATTACCTGTGTTCATAGTCACAGAACAGAAATGGAGTTTTGACCATGCCAAGCTTATGGGATTCCAATGTGAAGAGGTTGTAGATAAAGAAACGGGTGAACTTGATTGGGACGGGTTTTTCTTGTTCAATAACAATTTTAGTTACATAGAACAAATTACTGAATATATAAATGAGTTATTAGACGCCCAAGAGAAAGGTGAACTAAATTACAGTTTATGTTTCATATGGGACTCAGTAGGTTCTGTACCATGTAAGATGACCTTCGAGGGTAAAGGTGGTAAACAACACAATGCCTCCGTGTTATCAGATAAGATTGGTATGGGAATCAACCAAAGAATTTCAGGTTCAAGGAAATCGGACAACGAATACGAAAATACACTTATCATCATCAACCAACCGTGGGTTGAACTTCCTGATAATCCATTCGGTCAACCTAAAATTAAGGCGAAAGGTGGTGAATCAGTTTGGTTGAACTCATCTCTTGTGTTCTTATTCGGAAATCAAAAAGGTGCGGGAACGACAAAGATTACCGCAACCAAAGACAAACGTTCCGTTAAGTTTGCGGTGAGAAGCAAGGTATCTGTTATGAAAAACCACATTAACGGACTTGGTTTTGATGACGGAAAGATTATTGTTACACCACACGGATTTTTAGCAGGAAAAGACTCAACAGAAGAAAAGGCTTCAATTGAGAAATACAAAAAAGAGTACGCTGATTATTGGAAAGATATAATCGGGGCGGAAGGTGATTTCACACTTACAGAAGAAAAAGAGGATTGATTGTTCACCATTAAATTGAATATGTGACTAAGACATTGTTGGTGGATGGGGACAACCTATTCAAAATTGGATTTCACGGGGTAAAGGAACTCTATAGTGACGGTTCCCACATCGGGGGAGTATATCACTTCATTAATACAATAAGACGATTTTTAGAGGAGCACAATCACGATAAAGTGATTGTATTTTGGGACGGCGATTCCAACTCTTCAATACGCAAATCAATTTATCCACAATATAAGGGTAATCGTCGCCAAGACATGAATGAGTACAAATACGAATCTTACTTGCAACAAAAGGCGAGAGTTAAGATGTATTTGGAGGAGGTGTTTGTGCGACAAGTTGAAATGGTCAATAATGAGGCAGATGACCTTATTGCTTACTATACCAAAGTTGCGATTGACGAACAAATCATTATATTTTCAGGAGACAAAGACCTCACGCAACTTATTTCAGAAAGGGTTACTATATTTTCGCCTGTTAGTAAAACTTATTTCAGAAATGGGGACAACATCATTATCAACAAAGTTGGGATTCCTCACTACAATGTAACCTTAACCAAGGTATTCACAGGGGATAAGTCAGATAACATTGATGGTATCGAAGGTTTAGGTGAAAAGACCTTAGTCAAACTATTTCCATTTTTGCTCGAAAAACCATGCACTATCCAAGAAATACTCGATAATGCACGAAATATCCAACAAAATAAAATACCAAAATCACTTACAAATATTTTGACTGGACGTACGAAAAATGGTATACTTGGAGAACAATTTTATAATATAAACTCACAAATTGTTGACCTAACAAATCCTCTCATTACCGATGATGGTAAGCTGTTAGTTGAACAAATACATACCGACACAATTGACCCAACAGATAGAGGATATAAAAACTTGATGAGACTTATGATGGAGGACGGTCTTTTCAAGTACCTACCAAAAAATGATGAAGCTTGGGTAAATTTTCTCAAGCCATTCATGAAACTAACAAGAAAAGAAAAAAGAAAATTATGATTGATTCAAGTTTAGCATCAAAGCTAAAAACAAACTACAAAGGAAGCTATCCTTTCCCATACATTGTTATAGATAACTTTTTACCTGAACATCTGTTAAGAGCTTGTAAGGAAGAAGTTATGAAACATGATGTTTGGTATTCGGACAATGTAGATTTCACAAAAGAGTTTCAGCAAAATAAACTTTATTATCCTCAACATGATACCAAAATGGAGGATTTCAAATCAAATTTACCTATAACTAGCTTTGTGATGGACTATCTCAATTCGAAAGAGTTTATTAAATTCTTGGAAGAATTGACTGGTCATCCAAAATTATTTAGGGACCCCGTTCTTATGGGTGGTGGTATTCATAGAATAAAAAAAGGAGGAAAACTCTCTGTTCATATTGACTATAATGAGCACCCACACTCTGGAAAAAAAAGAATTTTAAATCTATTAGTTTATCTTAATGAAAATTGGGTAAAAGAATGGGAAGGTAATTTAGAACTTTGGACTATCAACCCACCTAAAAAATTTATAGAGATTGAACCAATCTTCAACAGAGCAGTGGTCTTCAATATCGAAAATGCTCCACACGGACATCCAGTACCACTTAACACACCCGAAGATGTGGACAGATATTCTTTAGCCTTATACTACTTTATCGACGAGGCACCTAAAAAGGAAGAAAAACACACGGTAATTTTTTACAGAGATAATGAAATCGGTGCTGGAGCACCACCAAAGGATTTATTCAAATAAAACAAAATACAAATTATGAAAGAGCAAGAAAGCACGAAGATGGAGTTTTTATTAACTCTCAACGACAACATTGTTGTTCAAAGATTTTTTAACGTTAGGGGTTATGTACCTAAAGCAAAGAATTCTTTGGAGTTACATGAATTCATCAAAGCTTTGAGTGAAGAACTTCACTATTACCTCAAAATGAAAACGGTTGTCTACATGATGGAAAACCAAGAAGCAATCATCCACGACGTTTCAATCATGGAAACCTCATTCACTGAAGGTCCCGAAAACTTCAACATCTATATTAAAGTTGGAGACACAGTATTGAACCACAGACAGTTTGACGGTAAATTATACCCACCAAAAGTGCGTTACACCGTTGACGTAAGACCATTTTTAAAAGAGGTTTTGAGAGAGCTTACAGACATCTTCTCAAACAAAAAATTAACTTACAAATATTTGGAACTTGACCTCGCTTAACAAATATTTAAAATAATACGGGGGTAAGAGACGCAATATATGAACAAGAATTTCGATTATTTAGGTAACACTTTTCAAATTCAATTAATCAATCAGATTGTTGTAGACAAGGATTTTTCATCTTCAATCATTGATGTTTTGGAAAGTTCTTACTTCGACAACAAGTATTTCAAAATCATCATTCAGATGATTAAAGAGTACTATGTAAAGTATGAATCTACACCCAACTTCGAAACCTTGGAACAGATTGTTAAATCTGAAGTCTCTCAGGAATTGGTTGCTAAGATAGTTCTCGACACTCTAAAACAAATCAAGGACGCCCCTTTTGAAGGAACACAATTTGTTCAAGAGAAAGCATTGAAATTTTGTAAACAACAAGAGTTACAGAAAGCAATGAACAAAGCTCAAAAGATTATCACTGAAGGTGATTTCGAATCTTATGATAAGGTTGAAGGTCTTGTTAGAGAAGCACTACAAGTTGGTGAAATTGAAAAAGGCCAATCTGATGTTTTTACAGATTTAGATACTGTATTGGTGGAAGATTATAGGCACCCAATTCCAATGGGAATTGCAGGTATAGACAGACTATTAAAAGGTGGTTTGGCTAAAGGTGAGATTGGAGTCATTCTCGCACCTACAGGTGTAGGTAAGACAACAATACTTACAAAAATTGCTAACACAGCATTTAATATGGGATACAATGTTCTTCAAATATTTTTTGAGGACAACCCCAAAATAGTACAAAGAAAACACTTCACAATTTGGACAGGTATTGGACCAGACAACTTGGTTTTCAATAAAGAAAAAGTTATGGAAAAAATTACTGAGGTTAGAGAAACAATGCCAAATAAATTGGTATTGAAGAAATTAGCTTCAGACACTATGACTATGAATCAAATCAAAAACCAAGTCAGAAAAATGATAGCTGACGGAACAAAACTTGATATGATTCTTTTGGATTACATCGATTGTGTATTACCTGAATCAAGTGCTAAAGATGAATGGAAAGCTGAAGGCTCGGTCATGAGAGCTTTCGAAGCAATGTGCCATGAATTGGATATTGCTGGATGGACAGCTACTCAGGGCAACAGAAGTTCAATTTCATCTGAAGTTGTGACCACAGACCAAATGGGAGGCTCAATTAAGAAAGCTCAAGTAGGTCACGTAATCATTACCGTTGCTAAGACACTTCAACAAAAAGAGATGAACCTTGCAACAATTGCCATCACAAAATCCCGTCTTGGTAAGGACGGTGTTGTCTTTGAGAACTGTAAGTTCAACAACGAACTATTAGAAATTGATACCGAATCTTCGGTAACATTCTTAGGTTTCGAAGAACAACAAGAGGAAAGAAAAAGAGATAGAGTTAAGGAACTTCTTGATAAGAGAAAAGAAAGGGAAAAAACCCAAAATTAGACTTTATTAAATATCTACTTTTTCCAAAAAAAACTTATTTTTTTTTAATTATTTTCGTGGTCGCTTAGTTGCCGACCGCATATTTATCATAAAAATCGGTGATTTTTTGATAAAAAAGTTATATCTAAAAATTTAAAAAATGGACATTTCGAACAGGATTTTATCAGACATTACAGTGTACATGAAGTACGCGAAGTACATGCCAGAACTTAAGAGAAGAGAGACGTGGCAAGAGTTGGTCACAAGAAACATGGAGATGCATATAAAAATGTATCCTGAACTAGAAAAAGAAATTCGTGAGAATTATCAGTATGTGCATAAAAAACAAGTATTACCTTCTATGAGGTCAATGCAGTTTGCTGGTAAACCCATTGAAATTTCCCCAAACAGAATTTACAACTGTGCCTTTGCACCTATTGATGATTGGAGAGTATTTTCAGAAATTATGTTCCTACTACTAGGAGGAACAGGAGTTGGTTATTCAGTTCAGAAACATCACGTAGATGTTTTACCTGAAATAAGAAAACCAAATAAAGAAAGAGGAAGAAGATGGTTAGTCGCAGACTCAATTGAAGGATGGGCTGACGCTGTGAAAGTGTTGGTAAAATCTTATTTCTTTGGCGGTTCACACATTCAGTTTGATTTCAGTGATATCAGACCAAAAGGTGCGAGACTTGTAACATCAGGCGGTAAAGCACCTGGTCCTCAACCATTAAAAGAGTGTCTAATCAAACTTGAAGGTATATTAGATTCAAAAGAAGACGGAGAAAAATTAAAACCAATTGAAGTACACGATGTTGTTTGCCACATTGCGGACGCAGTGCTTGCAGGTGGTATCAGAAGAGCGGCGTTAATCTGTTTATTCTCTGCAACAGACGAGGATATGATTGGAAGTAAGAGTGGTTCTTGGTGGGAAACAAATCCACAAAGAGGTAGAGCTAACAACTCAGCAGTTCTTATGAGACACAAAATTACCAAAGAGTATTTTATGGAGCTTTGGAAAAGAATTGAGGCGAGTGGTGCAGGAGAACCAGGTATTTACTTATCTAATGATAAAGATTGGGGTACAAACCCATGTTGTGAAATTGCGTTAAGACCATTCCAATTCTGTAACCTTACAGAGGTAAACGTATCTAACGTTGTATCACAAGAAGATTATGAAGATAGAGTAAGGGCTGCTTCATTTATTGGAACATTACAAGCAGGATATACTGACTTCCATTATTTAAGACCTATTTGGCAAAGAACTACAGAAAAAGATGCCCTTGTTGGCATCTCAATGACTGGTATTGGTTCAGGTGCGGTCCTTGGTCTAAATATGAAATCGGCTTCCCGTGTAGTAAAAGAAGAAAACGAACGAGTTGCTAACCTAATTGGAATTAACAAAGCAGCAAGAACAACAACAGTTAAACCAGCAGGAACAACATCTTTGACCTTAGGTACATCATCAGGAATCCACGCTTGGCATAATGATTATTATATCAGAAGAGTTAGAGTAGGTAAAAACGAATCAATGTATTCATACTTAAAAGAAAATCATCCTGAACTTGTTGAAGACGAATATTTCAGACCACACGATACTGCGGTTATTAGTATTCCACAAAAGGCTCCTGATGGGTCTATCTTAAGAAATGAATCACCAATTCAATTACTTGAGAGAGTTAAAAAGGTACAACAGGAATGGATTAGACCTGGTCATAGAAGTGGTTCAAATGCTCACAACGTGTCTGCAACAATTTCTATTCGTGAACACGAATGGCCAGCAGTTGGAGAGTGGATGTGGGAAAACAAAGAACACTACAATGGTCTTTCATGTCTCCCATACAACGGAGGAACTTACGTCCAAGCACCTTTTGAGGATTGCACAAAAGAAAAATATGAAGAATTGATGCTCACACTAAAAGATGTTGATTTATCTAAGATTGTTGAGAATAACGATGAGACTGACTTGAGTGGAGAACTTGCATGTGCTGGCGGTGCTTGTGAGATTACATTGGTATAACCTATGGAAAATAACCAAAACAAAAGGGAGAAGGTAAAACTTCTCCCTTCTTATTTCTATACAGAAAACGGAAGAAAAGTTATGACTGAACAATATCACTTAGACAGGGGATATTGTTGTGGTAATGGTTGTAGACATTGTCCCTATGAGCCTAAAGCACAAAAGGGAAATACTACAATAAAAAAATAATCAAAGTATATTTATCACTATATGGCAGACGGGATTACATATGGTATAAATTTTCCTTTCAGGGATTCTAGAAAAGGGGACTACTTAGCACTTACGGAATTTGAAACTCAGCAAATTAAAGCTGACTTGATTCACCTTATCTTAACAAGGAAAGGGTCTAGATATTTTTTACCTGAGTTCGGAACTAGAATCTATGAATTTATATTTGAACCATACGATGGTCTTACGTTTGATGCAATACAATCTGATATCAGAGACGCAGTTTCACAGTTCATGCCACAATTATTGTTGAATCAAATAACAATTGAACCTGCAAATATTGATGATGAAGTACCTGCAACTACAAGTAGAACAGTCACTGACCCGAGGATGTACGACATCTATAGAGTGCCTGGTAAAGGAACCTCTGAATATACTGCAAAGGTAAGAATAGATTATTCAACAGAAAGAAACGCGTTTGGACAAAGTGATTTCGTTATTATCAATATTTAACATAGATGGCAAATAGAAAAATATCATACGCAACAAGAGATTATCAGGGAATTAGAACTGAGTTATTAAACTATGTGAGAACATATTACCCTGAACTCATTCAAGACTTTAACGATGCCTCGGTATTTTCTGTGTTTTTGGATTTGAACGCTGCAGTTGCAGATAACTTGAACTATAATATCGATAGAAGTATTCAAGAGACAGTTCTTCAATATGCACAACAAAGGTCGTCAGTATACAACATAGCAAGGACTTACGGTCTTAAAGTACCAGGTCAAAGACCATCTGTTTCATTAGTTGATTTTTCAATTACAGTTCCAGCATTTGGTGATAAAGAAGATGAAAGATATCTCGGGGT